AACTCCCGACATTTCAAAACCAGAAATTACAAATGGGTTGGATCCAATCAAGGTGTATGTAGAGAATTCAGAATTGTTGACACCTATTCCTAGTATGAAACTGAACACCCCAAAAGTGGAACCTTTATTGGATGGTGAAACACCTTAGAATTTCCACTTCTTATCGCATTCTAGACATGTGACGAATGTTGACATGGGTTCATCCGCAGAACGGGTCTGTAGTTGATAGTAGGAACATTTTGCGTTCTTTTTACATCTTGAACAGTATAGATGAATTGCGGCAGACATATCGGATGAATATAACTTCTTCTCTTGTTCCAGGTTCTTATCCAGTGCCTCCTTCCATTGTCTAGGACATATTTCTGATGGGGGCATTTCTACAAATGATTTTGGGTCCACAATGTTTTTTTGTAGTTTTGTAACCCAATCTTCTTCTGCGAGACCCAAATTTCCGTACAATGAAATAGCACGACTTCTGTAGGCATTCCAAAATACGCGATTATTCCAATCTACATCAATGCCACATTGTTTAGATTGGGTTACTACAAGTTCCAACATATGGTACTCTAATTCATGTGCCAAAGATTCATCAATCAAGACTGATGTAAAGTTAGAAATAACCTTTTCACGAATAGGACACTCGATGAATACATTTTTTGTTTTAACAAGTATTGGTTTTGAAACTGTTGGAACAGTATTCACAACAACATCGGTATCCTCCTCAATCTCTAATTCTATATCACCTTCTTCCTCGTCTTCCTCTAGAAATACCTCCTCTTCATCATCAGAAATATTGAAGGACCATTCATGATACAATGTTTCATATGTTTCTGAATTTAAATTTTTATAGGAACCCGCCTGCTTATCGTAATCATCCTGGTGCTCCAAATCAGAGTACAAAATAATGATTGGTCCAGTATACGAATCTTCATCAAATGGAGAAGGAAGCATATGTTGGTTAATATCTTCCTCTTCATCGGATACTTTTGCGAATATTGATAACCAATGTGTAGGATTCAAAGGATCTTGTAGTTTTCCCTGAAATTGAATATGAGTACTTTTATACTTCTTACGAATCCATTCAAGAACATCCGCAGTTTTAACTGGAATAGTAACTTCATGAATAGATCCATTGGATGCTACAGATATTGCGACAACCATGTTTACTGTATAGGTATGGTACACAGAGTAAGTTCCATTTTGAAAACGGAATTTAACACTGATGGATATGGAAAATTCAATAAAAATGGCATACGTTCCTCCGAATAGACGCGACGGGTTTAGTGCGCCACCACGACCATCTCCATTTGGAAGTAGTCGTGGAAGGCGACAAGAAGAACCGCATGAAAAAAGAAGGAAAGAACGTGATTTACAACAACTGATAATCCAACAAGAGGAAGAACGAAAGGAGACTGAATTACGAAATGCTATAGCAACTCGCGATATTAATCATTTTCCTACTCTTGGTGGGGGTGGAGGTGTATACGACAAACAGCAACCTACAAATGGTTCATTTGCAGAGAAGGCCAAACAATGGAAAGAACAAAGAGAAATAATTGAGGCACAGCAAGAAGATGAACGTATTCGAGAAGAAGCGCGTCTACAACGGGTTTCTGACAGAGAACGGGCAGATGCCATTCTTCGGTCAAAATTGAATGCGTGTAATCGTAAAACAAGTATCGTGAATCCACTTCAGGAAGAGGCAAAAGTGGTTTCAACAGATGAAGAAGGATGGACTACTGTGAAACCAAAAGAACGAAAGATTAAACAGTTCAATTATGATGAAATACCAGAAGAAGAACCGCAAAAAAAGAAGGAGGAAGATGAATTCCCTGTCTATGATGCGGAATATGAACGGTATTAGCGATACATGGCATAATTGCTATCTGGAGCAGGGTTGAAATAATTATATTTACCAGTTGATGGTGAATAATAGTCATTCCAATTACCGACCGAATAGTCTTTGAAATCTGGTTTCAAAATATATGACATTCCAAAAGGCCATAAAAACCAACCAATTGTCCAGTACAATAAAAAGAATACAAGAGGTTTCAAATACTTTCCTGCTTCCTGACCTAACCAAGGCAGGATCAGAGAGTATTCTTGTATTTTTCCATATGTAGAACCAAAATACCATCCAACTCCAATTCCTATCAAAATTAGAACAACACCAAACAGACCAATAATACCATTCTCTAAGGCATAATCTTGAATATGCTTTTTGAGTTTTCCGTGAAGAGTGGATGGGTTTTCTGCCTCCTCTTTCGAATCACCCAATTCTTTGCTCTTTGTAGATTTCAAGTCTGCTTTAGAAACGGTTTTAAATCCACCTGTTTTCTTGCCAGTAGGTTTACAACGCATGTACGTTTTGTTGTCGTGTGGCATTGGTCCTCCAGGTAGATTTCCAGTGTCGTTAAAAAACACTTCCCTATCTCCGGTTGGTTGAATTCCTCGAGATCCTGGTTGACTGTTGCGTACCAAAAAAGCAAAATCAGTTGTATCAATATTTACCAGTGTCTTAAAAACAATCCATTCCACATTGGGTGCGCAAGGAGGTGCTACCGTTGAACCAGTATACACAAAATAGGGTGAAGCAGAAGGAACCATCATGAATAAAGACCAGTCATTCAACATCACACGAGTTCCTGTCTTGCTAGTTGGGTCTGCGTAGGGAACAAATTCTTTGAAGAAATTGTAGGATGGAGATTGTTGTGGGTTTGCTCGAAATAATGAACTGACACACAATAGTTTACCAGTTGCGCTTTTACATAGGGCGATACACTCACCATCACCTTGCATACTCTCAATGGTATGATGACTGGGGTGATTTACAAATATATGACTACACATGTAAGATTCGCCCTTGTACTTACAAGTACCTAACCCAGTGCTTGCTGTTAAAACAACTCCATCATCGGATACCAAAACAGTGGCATTGGATATGTAACCGTCATCTATTGTAAAATCACATGTTACACTACACGGTTTTGCGGATGACTCTGATAAGGCAATAGGACTCTGATTTGGACCCGAGCACGCAGGTGATTTTTTAGACCAAGATGTTTCGGATGAGAACAGACTCATTTGTGTATCTTCTCGGTTTTTGTTATGAAAAGCATCTCGCACCATTACAAATGGATGGTTGGGAAATTGGTCTTATAACAACATTCTCTGTCATAGGTGCTCTGATACTGTATTTTATATTTAAGCAACCAGCAGTTACGTCTGGTGTTGGTTCTGGATTGTATGGTATGCATTATACCATATCAAATTTTCTACCTTATGGTATCCTTTTGTTCGGATTCTTTGCTGATGTTGTTGGACAGGAATTCCGATACTCTATCGCAAGTTTTACTGGATTATTGGCAATCTTGTTGAACTATGCCTTGAAACCTGTTCTTGAAAGGGTGTTTACAGGTGCTCCTAGTTCAACAGGTGTTGTAGATGAACGGGGTTGGTGTACGCTTCCAGGATTGGAGGCGTTAGAATCCCGAGCAACGCCTATGAGTATCGTCTCATCCTCTGCGATTATTACGTATTTGCTAATTTTTGCTTGGACTGAACGTCCTGCTATAGATAACGTCGCAATATCCGTGTTGTTACCAGTTATCCTCATACTTCAGATGTTTACATTTCATTTCAGTGGTTGTTCTCCTTATTACAATACATCTTCCTTGATGGGTGGATTTACGCTAGCAATGACATTGGGTGCGATTGTGGGAACATCGTTATGGGCCGCAATAAACTTTGGAGCACCTCAGTATTCTCCCTTCTCCACAAAGTTAACCCTTGCTGCTACAACTGCAGGGAAGGGTGGAGGAGTAGGTGCTACACGAAATGGTGTTGGTGGGGCAAATCACACAACTGGGGGAAAATGCTCCCAGGTGGGTGGTTCTACAGATGATGATAATGCATATGTATGTGAGGCATACAAAAATGGTCAACTAGTGACCCAGACTATCAGCAGTTAACGAGTTGCGTTACGAAACATACGGTAATACCCCATAGGAGATGTTCCAGAATATTTCTCGCTTGTTCCGGATGGTTGTACCAGAACAATTGTAGGAGTCACAGCAACTCCAAACTGTTTTGCTAACCCTTCTGTATCTTCTTTTGTATTTATTGAGACCCATGCTACCTGAGAAAACTCTTCTTTCAAATCTGAAATTACAGGTTTCAAAGCAACACAAGGTGGGCAACTGTCCGAATAAAAGTAATACGCAACGTTCATTCTTCCTTTATAATAGTAATGCCTTCTTTTACTAACTGAGTTTCTGCGATTAAACGTACGAGTCTTGTTTTATTTAGTCTTTGAATATCTATGGTATATCCGTTTTTTTCGATTGTCTTTTTGAATGCAGCAAACAATCCATTCTTTAGGGCATTTGGATCCAAATCTTCTAAATGCGTTTTACACCAATCTATAATTTTTGATTCTTCCAGAGGAGGTCCCATCATTGTCAACGGCAATCCAGGCAATGGTCCCTGTGTAGTAGAAATCGGTTTATGTCCTTCTGGATCTGCGAGAACATTCACTGCCATCTTATCTACAATGTCATTGTTCACACTCATTTCATCCTTGTTTCCGGTGTGTGCTTTCACGTAGGTGATGATATAACTTTTGAACTTAGGAAGCATGAGTGATACTGGTTCAATCAAATCGCGGTGCTTCACATCACCACCCCCATTTGTCTTCCATCGTTTTGCCATCCATCCAACTACCCATTTTGTCAAGCAGTCTTTCGAGTACATGGAATCAGTATAAATGTGTAAATCTATATCTTTTGGGGATCCGCAGTTATTGTATGCGATGTGAACACCTTCATAAATTGCTTTTAATTCACCACGTTGATTTGTTTGTAGTTCAGTGTCCGGGACACGCTCTGCTACAGACCAATCGCGATGTTCAGGAAACCAAACAGCGTAGGATGCTTTTGCTCCTACCCGCCCATTCCCTTTACAGGCGCCGTCCGTATACATTTGAATAACATTAGTCATCTGTAATACTCTTATATTTAGGGGTATGTATTATTGTCGGCATTCGTTTTGTAATACAACGACTCAAAATTGCGGATTGGAGTGTTGATGGATCTTCGATATGAAACCAAACTCTATTTTTGAAAGAACGTTGCTCAAGTTGACGCCGTAACATCTGTTGACAAGCAAAAGTGAGAAATTCTGTATGCCAGATAAGCAAAATTCTTAATTTAGTAGATTGATTTCTCGGTGTTCTAGAAATCCAAGAATCAAACCACGGTGCGAATGTCTCAATAGAAAAAACAGAGGAAGCATCTATTTCATCAAATTCACATCCATCGAAATGATCCTTTTTATAAGTCTCCCATGCCTTTCGTGTTTCAGAATCATTCAGTGGTTCAAATAGAACATAGTGTGGCGGAGGATAATCCATTGTATTAACCATCATTTTCTTCTGAAGATGGTAATACACGCTTTACTGGAATTCCGGCATCAACAATATACAAACTGTTTTCTGTCATTACAATGTAGCATGTCTCACATTTAAAAATGCTTTGAATGGTGGAGGTATACTCATTATCTGACTTAACCAGATACCTGATATTACCCTGTACACCAATACAGCACTTTTTTTCTACACTATCTCGAAAGTAATCAAGATAGATTGGTTTATCTTCATCAATAGACACCTGAGCAGCTCTTAACAATACTGTAGCAGATGGCAATGACATTTATTTTATATGGATTTTCTAACATATCCTGCTTAAACGCATTTCTTGACGATGTCTTCAATTCTAAACTTAGATCTCATGTTCAAACTTGCCGGGCGAGGTGCCACAACAAGGATTGCCTTCATCGAAGTTTCCAACAACCCACGCAATTCCACAGACGTCCTTGGAAGAAGTTTTGCAACTTCAAACAGGAAATCTACAAATTGAGTAGCGTTTTCTTCTGTAATTTCAGACTTTGGTTGAGCAATTGTTTCCGTCAAATCAGAAATGACTTGTTGAATTGATTCCATAATGTACTTGGTCGGCACTAGTTGCCTGACATACAATAATGTCAGGAAGTTTGCGTAACCACGACGTTTATTCTTCTGAGATGCCCATGAAATTGTCTTTTGAGTAAACTCAGGGTCCTCTACAGATGGGAATGTCAATGTATCATTTGTATTATACAGTTCCGCAAACATACCGACCTGTGTTTCAAAGTCTTCTTGTATTTCTGGAATTGCACGACACAATACTGTTGACATATCTGCAAGGTCTACTCCAAATGTACCACTTCCAATACCCCTGCTGAATAGCAGAGTAGAAGCGCGTAGACGAAACTCCGAATCACGTCGTTTCAAAATCTCAATTGCTTCTTTGGAAAGTTCATCCAGGGTAGACCTCGAAACTTTATTGAATATGCTCATCAATGCCTCATAGTCTGGGTCACCTTCTTCTCCGATCCTACGAACATAGTCACGCAAACGTACCTCTCTCCAGTTTATAGAACTTTCAACAGGATTTGCTTGAGTGCGCCTCACTGGATAATGTCTTTGAACTGCCGAAACCGGTAATTTT